TTTATAAAATATTTCTTTTCTAAATTTACAGCCTAATGATTGTGACCATGCCTGCCAACCATCTTTCCATTGTCCCTGTGCTAAATAAGCATGAGCCAAATTCATTTGTGCATTTTTATCATTAGGGTCAGCTTCTAATGCAATCTTACATACATCCTCTGCGTTTTTCCATTCAGATGTTTGCACAAAGCTAGCTGCTGCATTACTGTAAGCTAATGCGTAACTATTATCTAATTCTGCCGACTTTAAAAAGTATTGTATAGCATCTTCAAACATATCCATTTCATGACACGCACGACCAAGTGAAGTCCATAATGCTTTATTGCTTGGGCTTTCTTGTAAAGCACGTCTAAAATATTGATAAGCAAATGCCGGTTGGTCACCCATTAAATGAACGTAACCCATAAAATTAAGAGTTGCGTCATCATTAGGGTAATGCTCTAACGCTTCATTAATAAGTGGTAAAGCATTTGAGTAATCTTCTTTATTGATTAAATCGTGTATTGCTAGCTGAACTCGTTGTAGTTCTTTTTTATCCATGGTGTTTTGTTGTTGTTTTTAACCAAGGGTAATTTGTATTTATTTCTTTGAGTAATTCTTTTGTTTGGTCTTTATTGTAAATATCAATGCCTTTTTGTTTTAATTGCATTTCAATAATAGGTGGGATACTTGCGTAATGCACCCAAGACTCTTTCATTCCTTTTGCCCACGCATCAGGATTATTTCTAGCTTTTTTAAGCTGCTCAACTAATGCTGTTGGGTCTTGCACACTATGAATCATATGCACATCTTTCGATGGGTCATAATCGTAATATTGTGTAATTCCTGTTATTGGGTCTTTGTCAAAAAATATTGCCATAATTAAAAATAAAGGGGTATTGCTACCCCTCTATTCTATCACTAATGTTGATTAAGCACCAACACCTTGAACTTTAGCATGAGCATCAGGGTTATTAACCACTAACGCATATTCTGCTGTCATCAAGTATTTAGTTGAATCACCAGTTTTAGCTAGTTCTTCTTTTGTGATTGGACGTAAGTTAGCTACACCAACATATTGTGGGTCTAAGCATAACACTGCTTCATCACGCATGAATCTATCTAATTTAACTGTGTGGTTACCATAGTCAGAAACGTAAACGTCAGCTGCTGCTGTAATAACAGCTTCTGATGTGCCATTTACCATATGACGTTTTTCTGCGATACCAGCAAATGCTGAGAACAATTTCTTGTTAGCAGAAGACATCAAGATAGTTGTTGGCTCACCGCCATCTAACCATGCTAATTCTAAAGCTGATTTTAAATCTGCTTCAACGAAAGTACCTGCTGTACCGTCTGTAGGTGCTGCAACTGTTCCGCCTGAAAAACCCGGAGTCGTTGCTGTTGAAGCTGCTGTTGCTTTAACGCTGTTGCCAGAAATCCATGACTCGATACCTGCTGATGAACGAGCTGTACCTGCACCACCTGCTGATGATGCTTGGTTACGCACTAATGCGTATTCGATATCACGTTTAAGTTCTTTACCAGCTTTCATTAACTGATAAGCAACTTCTGATTTACGACCATACTTTTTAACAACATCATATGTGTTAGAAATTTGCACAGTTTTACGTGAAATTTGGCAATAGTTTCCTAATACTGTTGTTGCTGCTAATGTTGAGTATGAAGCGTCATCACCTTCTAACTGACGGTTAGCTGCCGCAGCTGCTAATACGTCTGTTTGCCATTGGTGATATGTTTGACCTGCTGTTGATTTTTTAGCCATTGATAACAATGGTGTTTCTTCTGGTGAAATATCGTAGATAATATCCTGAAAGTCTTCTGCGATACCTGCACCAGTATAGCTATTGGTAGCTGATACTGCCATAATAAACTCCTTAAATCATTTGTTCGATTAATTGACTTGCTAATTCACCTTTGCCTGATTTACGTAATTGGTCACGTAATTTCTTAGCATTAGAATTAACTTTAGATTTTGTATCTTTAGAACTCGGCTTCACCACCGGTTTGGCACTAGATACTTTCTTTTTAATTACTGGTTTTTTATTTTGTAATTTGAGCCATTGCCCAGCATAATACAAAGTTTTGACGTGTCTTGGGTCGATAATTGCATTCAATTCATTATCAGTAAAGCCTAAATCTTTACCAAATGAAATAACTTCTTGGGTGGTCTCAGGACTCCAATTAGGTATTTCTTTAGAAAGCTGTTCTTTACCTTTTTGAACTTGTTTAGCAATCTCTTCCTGATGCTTTGCTAATGCTTGTTGCCTCTTGGCTTCAAATTGTGAAGTTATACTATCTCGTTCTTGCTGTAATTGGTTATACTGCATGAACAATTTTTGTGCCTCTACGAAATCACTATCAGTCAATTTTTGCCAATCTACGTCTTTATATTGGCTTAATTGCTGGTCTAGGTTCGTAATCTTCGCTACATCTTCAATCAACAAATTATTTAATTGAGCCTGCTCTGCAAATTGAGCTTCTTGCTGTTTTAATTGCTCAGTAAGAGTCTCAAGTTCTTTGCGTTGTTCGGCTACTTCTTGTGTTTTCTTAGTGTAGTCAAGTCCTTGTTGTGCTAATGCCACGACTTCGTCAAGCGGTTTCTCGATTTCTTCACCATTAACTTTTAATTTAACAGTTTCAGAAGTTTGTTCCTCATCGGAATCTTCTTCTTCTGTTTCCTCATCAGCTTCTAGTTCTTCATCATCGGTAGAGTCTTCTTCTACTTCTTCTTCAACGTCAGTAGATTCGTCAACAACTTCTTCTTCCTCTTCTTCTACCTCAACTTCTTGTGGTTCTTCAATATCCTGTTGAACAGGTGTATCTTGAATATCACCAAGCATCGCCTCTAAGCGACTCTGTGGTGACTCCATATTTGGTTGGTCACTCATTATGTTTCCTTTTTAAAAATTATTTGACGACTTGATTAACCTGAATCTTAGCCATTTTGCCTGTTTGCATTATATCAGTCATTGATTTCTCAATTTGATTTAATACCTGTAAGGCAATCACTAAACGATTATGGGTTACATCATCGCTTAATGGGCTGGTTTGCATAGCGTCAATAATATGCTCTTTTACGCTGGCAAATGCTTCTTTATATACTTCGTTATTAAGTATCTTTTCAGCTTGTTCACCACGTTTAATTTCTTCTAATGATTTATCTTTCATTATCTCATTATATCAGTTTGTGCTTTAATTTCAGCAATTGCTAAATCTGTTTCTGCTTTTAACTGTGCTTTAAATCTTTCTAACTCAGCTTGGGCTGCAATTTTCTCACGCTCAATAATTACATCATTACGTGAACGTAATTGCTCTTGTTCTAAATTAGCTTCAGCTTTTTCTCTTGCTATTGCTAAATCACCTTGAGCCTTGGCTTGTTCAATAGCTAACTGACCTTGGATTGCCATAGTTGTTGGGTCAGGAGGTGTACCTTCTTGTTCTGGAGTATTCGCAGGATTAATCCAGAATTCATCTGGGTTTTTAAAGCCAGCATTTTGTGTCAATTTAGCCAATGCGTTATATATTTTTTCTGGGTCTGTTAAGCCGACAGCTAATGCTTCTTTTTGCATTTGTAATATCGTATTTAAGTGCATTAATTGTTGGTCTTTATTGCCAGCACCAAGCCCTACAGAAATAGATAAGTCTTTGCGGTTCTTCCATTCTCTTGGGTCAATATTTACCCATTGGTTTCTAATTCTAACAATGTCAGGTTTAGTGACGTTTTGTCTCACTAATCTATGAACTAATAAGAATAAGTCTTTAACACCGGTTTCTGCAAATGTTCTAGCCACTAACTCTAAACGTTGTTGAGCAGCAGACATGATTTGTTGCACACCTGTTGCTGTTTTATTTAAGCTATTGCTATCTAAACCTTGATTATATGCAGTAATGCCTGTGCGTTTCTCTTTCATGTCGTCCATATATTCCACCATCGTAAATGATGTTGGTGGGAATGGAGCGTGCTGTAATGGTAGGATAGATGCTGATGGTTCACCATTAACACGAACAACCCCTCCGGGTCTCGATGTCAACATATCATCCAAGTTAACTCTATCAGAGATGGCGTAACGACCGTTGTTAGCTAAATACATATTGTCTAATTGACCACGAATCAATGTAGACTTAATCATTTGTATGTCTTTAGTCAAATCAGTATAAGAACGACCCACGTGTCTGTG